GCAGGAATACCTGTAAGATCTTGTGCAGATTCAGCTGCTGAAACAGCGCCTGCCGTTGTCAGCAACGCCTCTCCAAGTTGACCTACAGAACCAACAGCCTGTCCTAACAGAGTTTTAGCGCCTGTCTTACCAACACCTACGTAAGTGAAGGGATCACCAGCGGCGCGTACTATTTTTTCAGTTGTGCTGAGTTCGTAGTCCGCAGGTATACCTACAGACTCTCTAATAAATTGCTCACGCGCTGCTTGAAACTCATTGTAGTCAGCAAGCGGGTCTACATCTAAAGCGTACTTTAAAAAGAAATCAGGAACTATATCAAGCAAACCCGCCTGAAGAAGATCAGCCTCAGTTACTGGATCTGTGTTGTCATCAACAGCAGGCTTAACTGAAGTCGGTTTGTTCTGTAGTGCAAACAACCTTACTCGCTGTTTAGACCAGCTTTCAGGATGACGAACAACAATCTCTTCTCCGTCTTCAAACGTAATTGTTGACTGCGTTTTATTAGCCATTTAAAACCTCTTTACGGTGATGATGATATAATACTAGCTTCTTTGTCTGGAAAATAAACATCAACTAACCTGTCGGCTTCATCCTCGCTGCCGTCTCTGTAGACTACGTCTATTGTATTCATTATTCTTTGATTAGATAACTCTTCAAGACCTTGAGCAATAGCCTCATATTCGTCTAGCGTAATGTCTCTTGTTTGTCCAGTAGCGATTTTTGTAACACCGTCAGTAAGCCTTCTCCAAAGAGATTTGCTAGACGTAAAGCTTTCAAGTTCTTGTACCGCTTTTAGATCGTTTGGAAAACCGCTAGTCAAAACACGCTCAATTAAACGTTGCGAACCAGCACCGCCTGTGGTTCTTAGTTGGTTAATTTCAGCAGCCAACGAACGTCTTTCAACATGCTGATCCCACATCGGGTCTATTGCTTTAGGAATATCTAAAACATCAGACAAAGAAGGTCTTCCAAATTTATTACTTGCTATCTCGCCAATCTGCCTAGATACATTATACTCACCAGCATTAATTGCTTCTAACTGCGCCGCGTCGTAATCTTTCGGGGTGCTTTCAGCTGTTAAACCATAATTTGTAACAGCTTTTGGTTCTTCAAATTCTTTTTTAACCAACTCAGACCTTAAGTTTTTTATTACCTCAGGATTGCCTTTCATAATTTCTGCTTTTAATTCAGGCGATTCAACAGCGGCTGCAAGATCTCGGCGTTGTTCAAATGTAGCTTGCGCTTCTTCTAGTTCTTTTTCAGCGTCGCGTCTTTGTGCTGAAACATAAACAGGCTGGAGCATTCTTTGTTTTTCTGCAAAATTTGAAGCGCGTTGCTCTAGTTTTTCTGCGCGTTGTATTCCGGCAGGAGTAACTCCTTTCGTGTTTCTTATTCTACGCGCCGCTTCTAACAACGCTTGTGGCGACTCTAATTGAGACGCTCCAGAAGAAATTTCTGTGGTAGACAAATCAACCATGCGCTCTTGTGCTTCTCGCATAGCCTGTGCGTCTCCTTTAGCGGCTGCTTGTTTGTATTCAAAGTCCGCTAGCTCATAAGGAGTCATGTTTTGCAACTGCTCCATCATAGATTTACGTCTGCTTTGTTCAGCAGCTAGCACAGGAGCCTGTCCTATAGCACTACCAAGCTCAAACAAACCCTGACCGTAGCTAGGACGTGCTAACGATTGTAAAAACGCTTGTGAAAACTTAGCCATTACTTGTCTCCCAGTATTTCTGCGTAGTTAACTCTAAAGTATCCATCGTCACCTACAACAACCGCGTCAGGATGTGTAACAAGAACTTCTTGAGCCAGTACCCCAAACTCAATCTGATTTCCAGCAATTCGCTTGCCTTCTTCAGTCCAATCCCAAGTATAAAAGTTAAAGCCGTTATAGCTTCCTACTTCTTGGATGTTATCTTTAAGACGTACATCACTAAGTGCTTGCGTAAGCAATGACGTAACCCCACTTCCTGTAGAAACAGGAGACACTAGACCTGACAACAAACCAGATCCCAAGTTACCAAGTAAGTTAGCTTTAGCTTGCTCTGCAATCAACCGAGCTTCAAGACCAGTCATAGCAGTTTCTCCAAACAATCCAGCGCCTGCTAGCTGACCGCGTTGCTGTAACTGCGGGAACAACTGCGCTGCCTGTTGTACGTTGAGTAACTGCGCCTGTGGAACGTAAGCACCCGCTAGCGCTCCTAGTCCTCGCTGTTGCTGTGCAGCTAACAGTGCTTGATCCTGCGCTGACAACTGCGAACCCAGTCCAGTAAACGCCTGTGCAAGCCTTCCCTGTTGCATCTGTTCTGCCTGCGCCTGCTGTATTGCAGACAACGCAGCCCTGTTACGTGCTTCTTCTTGTGCTTGAGACAGCGCCATCTGCTCAGGCGTACCGCCAAACATCGCTGTGCGTACACCTAAACGACCCTGCCCCGCAAGACGCTCTTCAAGTGCAAGACGCTGACGTTGCTCTTCAGGCGACTGCACAGCGCGCATGCGCTCGTAGACTTCTGCTTCGCGGTCTGCGGTAGGCATTCCAGCAGCACCCATGAACTCTTCACCAAGCCCGAACGCTTGTCTTCCAGCTTGACGACCCATCATCTGTCCGTAAATAGGATCACCAAACGCTTCTTTAGCTTCTCGCATCAACATGCCTTGAATGGCTTGTTCACGCGGAGAAAGCGTCATTGTAGCTCCAAGAGAAGTAACTTCTCCAGTAACAGGATCAACCTGCGGGGTGACACCAAAGGCACCGCCTGTTGTAGACGTTACAGTAAACGGACGAAACTGTGTTTGCTCTAAGCCAGTTTGTGCAAGCTCCATTGCACCCGGAACACTCACATCGCCTATCTGCGTACCTATTACAGATTGCTCACCGATTTTACTGAGACGATCTATCGCGTCTTTGGTAAGAAGACCTCCTCCAATTGCAGCGCCTCCTAGTCCAAGTAACTGTAAAACATCCATTAGTAAGTACCTCCGTCAATCGTTCCAGTAGACAGCGTACCTGTAAACGTCAAAGCAGGTATCGTCACAGTGCCCGTAAACGTAGGGCTGGCTGTGTCTGCTTTGGTAGCAATCGCTGTAGAAATGTTATCAAACTCTGTTTCAAACTCTGAGCCGCGAATGATCTTACCACTGTCTCCAGAAGGCAAGGAATCCTTAGCAGCAAAGTCGGTTGTCTTTGTATAATTGCTCATAGAACTTTACCTAATAGTGCTAATACGTTAATCTCTTGTAGAGACAAAGGAAAACCATTGATGTCTGATTCCAGACCAATAGTAATGACAGTGCCGTCTCCGGTTGTATTAACAACACGACGACTGGTGAGTTCACCGCCTGTAAACTCTGCGATGTTAAACTCAGATACGCCGTAGTAACCGGGATTCTGATTACCTACGGTGTATTCTTGGCTCTTATAATATGTTTCAAAGTCGTAAGCCCACTTTAGAAAAACGGTTGCGCTGTTTGCACCTACCAGCGTCGGTCTGATTTTCTTTAGTATCTTTAGCTTAGACGGATCACCAAATGTCAAGCCGGGACTGTAATACTTAAAACGGTACGCGCTGCCGTTGTCTGAATAGTTTGAGTATGTTCCAACACCGTCAGCAGCGCCTATGTACAGTGTGCCGTCGCTGTGCCTCGTGAAACATTTGTACGAACTAGAAGGCCATCTTGTTACTCTGTATGCTCCATTCTCAAGCGTACCGCGAAGATCAAAACAGTACACAGTTTGCTGATCGGGGAACGCAATAAGATAGAAATAGTTTTCTGGGCTGTATACAGAACACGTAGGCTCTGTGCGGTTTTGAATTAACGAAATCAAGTCTTGTTTAATGTTACGGCTTAGGTCTGTCAGCGGCATTGACTTTTCTTGGATGGTTCTTCCAAAGCTGCGTAAGCCTGAGTGAGACATAAACAGCACATCTGTACCGATATGTTGAACGCTGTTGCGACAAATACAACCAACACCAGCAACCGTATCGGCTAACGACATAGATGCAGGTGAGTCAGCGTTTTGGTAGACAAGGATGCTGTGATTACCGAATATAATTAACAAGTTGTTGTGTGCAGCCAGTGCGCGCACTTCGTCAAAACCATCAGGCCATGCTTTAGATACGTCAATAGATCCGCTTGAGCCACCGCTAAAGTCAGTACCGTTAAGCAAGTCAGACCAATAGATAACATTAGCGTCAGTAGCGTTATCGACTACCCAGAGTCTTCCGTAAGCTGCGAGTGCTTCGTGACACTTCAAAGTTGATGCAGTAGCTGTACCATTAGCTACAGTAAATGTACGAAGACCTGTAGCGTTGTCGTACACTAAAGGATCATAACCGCGCTGGAAGAAGTACGCTTTGTCGTTGAAGTTTACAATTTTCCAGTTGTTCTGTGTGATTGTGTAGGACGCTGGCGTTTCGTCAACAAGCGTCGCAGTGCCTGACATTATCTTGTTATTGCCTGCGGTAAAGATAACATTGTTACCAGCACTGTCGTAAAAGTGATGCAGACGTTGAACGTAAGCAGAGCCTAGCTCAGTCTTATCTGTTGTTATAACGTCATTTCCTTTACGCGCTGCAATTCGTCCACGCTTGTCAATGATGGCGTTGTCAGCAATCTCAGCAAATGACGGGTCTTGCGCTAGTGGAGAATCTTCAGTGTTGATTCCCTTAAACGCAGGAGCGACTAGATTGATACTCTGAAGTGGTTGAGCCATTACGGTGTGTACCAAATAGTTTCGTCAGGGTGCTTTTGAGCATCCAGAGCGATAGCATCAGACAAGTACTTATCTGCAATACCAAAGTATTCTGGAGCAGACGTACCACCAGTTTCTCCGCGTTCTCGTGCAAGCAACGCAATAGCTAAATGTATAACAGGCATTGACGGTATTAACAATGTATCTACATCTGCGCTGAGATCGTCGTTACGGAAGATGCAGTTAAAACGTATTGTGTAAACGCCGTCAGGCTTTGGGTAAACATCTATCTGGGAGTCTCCAGATGAGTCAACTCCGTTGTACGTGTAATACTCTGGCGAACCGCTAACGGGATCTTGGTTGAGATATTTATCGTCAAACCATGTAGCAGGACGGTACTCCATAAAAATATTATCAGTATCGTTGATGACGTTGAGCGCTTTAATTCTGTTCTGGCTTCCGGTAAGTACATAGTTAAAGATGTCAGCAGTAGTAGTGATAGTTAACGTAGTGCGAAGAGCAGACCAGTCCCATGCAGCTTCTACAATTTTTTTAGCGTCGTTAACAAAATCACCAACCATTTTACTGTACGTGGTGCTTTGAACAGAAGAAACTTCTTCTTCACGCATACGCCTCAAGACGTTGTTTACTAAGTCTAAATATGTCATCCAATCATGTCTCCAAACAATCCAGCAGTAATGCCGC